TGCCCTAATTCTATAATGGCGGGACTAGCGCCACCTGTTTTAGTAAATAGTTTACCATCTGTTGTATTTATTGCTAACTCTCCTAGCTCTAAATCTGCAAGAACGGGTACATCTGCACCCTTTGCACTACGCTTGTGGTAAATCCTATTTGCCATTATCTAAGACCCGTAGGTCCCTCCATCAATCTTACATAAATCTATTATAACTGTACTGTCTGAAACATCCAGTTCAAAAGCTTGTAAATCTATATCATCATATAATCCATCATCGTCCGAATCCCTTTGGAATTTCACGACGGCATCGTTCTGGTCTCCATCTACTCCTATTAATACTCTACTCTTTGGCATTTATCTCAACCTCCAGTTTTGCGTCCAGTCTTCTTCCTATTGCCAACCATTCACATTTCCATGGTCCATCTATAGCGTCAGCACTGGTCTTAATTTTAAACATTGTCTTGTTTTTCTCTTCAAGCCATACATTATAATTTCCACGGGGTGTAAGTAAAACTGTATAATCCCCCACCATTGCTTTCCAATACTCAGGTAAAGATATCTCTTCTATTATTGAATTAGATTTCAGAGTACCTCTTTGATACATTCCGTATTCTGGGCCTTCTAAGCACCCATGAATTAATCTCATACCTTTCTTTGTAGGATGCTCTAAGTTAAAAGACTTAGTATTTCCAGCTATATCACCTTCACAGTAAATTGCTGGATTTGTTTCTCCTGACACTCCCCCATACACTCTAAGGTTAGTAATATTACTATTTGAACTACCTATTTGTAAAGGACCTGTCATAGTATCTCCTGCAAGTTGTACGAACTTATCCGCTAAACCTATCTCTTGACCACTTAGGGTCAAACCAGCTGCGGTATTAGTTGCTGATAATGTAATAGGTGCGTGAGTGGAATGGTCTATATGGAATTCAGAAGTTCCATTATGAACTGACCATCTGTCATCACTCTCATCCCATAATATTTGTGCATTAGCTGCATCACCTCTCTCAACTGTTACTTTTGCACCAGCTGCAAGCGGTGTTGCCCCTGTTACATTAGAATTTAAAATAATTTCATTATCTTCTACTGAAAATGTGTCTACATTTAATGTTGTAGCAGCTCCAGAAACAACTAAGTCTCCTGCAACTGTTACAGTTGAAGAAGCGCCACCTAAAGTAACGTCTCCACCAGTTGTATTTAGTAGTAGTTCCGCAACTGCCTCAGCGGAACGTGCTTGAATCTTATTTACTCCTATGCCTAGATTAGCACCACTATCGGCTCCTGCTTGGATTATACCTGTGCCGTCGGCAGCAGTAGCAGTAGAACCTGCTAGAGATACTTCTAATGGAACATCTGCTGTTCCTGTACCTATCATAAACTTAGTTGGTAATAAGGCTCCATTGGTGCTATGTAAAGTCAAAGCTCCTGATGTTGGGCCTATTGTGCTTCCATTAGTAGCCATAATATAGTTACCGGTAGCTGAAATTGAGCCTTCTACATCGAATTTAGCCCATGTATCAGCTCCTGTAAAATTGGTTTTACCTAAACCATAATTGCCTGTTTTAATTGCTCTTATATTGGTGTCGGTTGTATCTTCTTCCTTTGTCCACATATCAGAATATGTTGTTAAGGAATTTAAATATTCGTAGAGCACTTCTTTACTTGGTGCTACATCTGTAACTTCATTCCAAGTTGCTCCGAATGGTGTATTATCGACTTTTGAATCGACTCTTTGAGTAATGTATTGTTTGGAGATTAATCTGTCATCTAACACCAACGGCATGCTGCCTCTTGGTTTATTCCCTGCTAGTTTCTCTGTTTCGAGACCGTAAGATTTTCGTTTGACCATTATTAATACCCTAAAGGTTGGGTGACTTGTACTTATGGTGTCACCCATACCATTTAACTTTCTACCAGATAAAACTTATCTAATCGCCAATGACGATAACACCAGCTTCGGGCCTGATTACTTTTAGACCATATCTCATAGTCATGTAAGAACCAGTTATTCCAAATCCGGGGTTAGCTTCTTCAACGGTTAAGCCACGTCTTTCAACGTAAGCTACAGGTTTTACAGACATATCAAATACACCGAATCGGTTCTTTGGTATGTAGTGGTTCATGTAAACATTCAAACCATAAAGTTGTCCGACAACTCCAGAGCGTGAAACGTTATTAACATAATCCAAACCACCTTTCGATTGACTGTCATGGGCCGCAGTTCCTACGAAGGGAGCAGTAAAGTCTGCTAAGTTCAATAGAGTCTTATAATGTGAAGGAGAAATCATCAGAGTATCTGCTGTTCCACCTTTTGCATTAATCAATTCCATTGCAGCTGTTATATCTAAGAGACCTAAATCTCCAACTGCGTCGGTATCACCGTCTTGAGCGACCATGTAGTGAGAACCGTGAGCTGCTGGACCGAGAACGGCCAAATCAGCTGCGGAATATTCACCATAGTCAGTTAGACGAGGAGTAAGCGGGTCATACCCATAGAAACCACCAGCATTGGTGGTTGCAAAGGTAGTCAAGTCTGCTTCTGTAGTCGTAGCTAAAATATTAGCTGTTCCAGTTCCTGTACCGTAAACGGCCTTATAAAGTCCGAACACTGTGTATATAAAATGCTGTGTTACGTGACGTTGGACTGCTCTTCTAGCTTCATTCAAAGCCATTTCCATCTCTGAAAATCTTGAGTCTTCCAACATACGTCGGGTTACACCTACTGCCAATCCCCACTCTTTCACTGAGATTCTTTCGTTTCTCAAGTCAGTGTGTTGATAGTTAGGAGTGTCTCCCTCTTCTATCTGTTCTAGCGCCATGCTAGGTTTCGCGAACGTAATATCTACGTCGCCACCAGTCTCAGTCGTAAAGCGTTCTGCAAACAAAGAGATTACGGGCATATCCGTGACTTTGTAGTCTTGGATAGCATCCTTATAATCTATAAGTATACGATTTGCTGTAGAGCTGAGATTAGTTGTCATCAATCCATCTTTTGCTGTTACCATATAATCACTTACCTACTCCTTAGAGCAATAACACCTTCGTGAAATCTGTGTGGGTTGCGCTCTTTGCTTCTAGTGCCACTGCCATTGCATCATCTGCATCGGCTCCTGCTACTGCCTTCAAAAGACCGCTCCCGTCGTGTCCGCATAGTCCACCTGCTGCAATTGCACCAGTACTCTTCAAGAATACTTGTACTCCGCTGCCGGTTAAAACTGATGCTGGTTGTCCGCTTACTGCGTCTACGAATAGAACTCCAACTGCTTCACTGTTAGCTGGTAAATCTGCTAGGTCCGTTGCACTAACTTTTGCGTTAGTGTCGATTCCTACAAATGTACCGGCGTCAATGTCTGCTGCTGCGAGTCCCAGCTTCATTATTCGAGCTGGGGCGCCACCGTCATTAACTAATATATTAATTCCTGCTGCCATATTTCATCACCTATTTTTTTTCTCCTGTAAAAACAATACGTCCGTTTTCCATCGCAAACATGCGTGGGGTTTCTTCTGCATCGGTTTCTACTGGTTGTTCAGTATCTTCATGGGCTTTGCCTTTTCCAAAAGTGCGTTCTGCCTCTTCTGGTATTTGCATAGACTCCATAGCGATACTAAATCCTTCTAGTTTTACTTCATCCCAACTAATGAGCTCCGTAACACGTGCCTCTTTGGAATCGTCGTTGACTTTTCCAAGAAGTGCCTCTTTCTCTACAATAGTACTTACGAAGTTGTTTCTGCGTGCATCAGATTCTGCTGTTGCGCGTAATTCAGATTCCTCTTCGAATTTAGCTACTGTAGCGAGTGCTGCTTCGTGTTTGGCGTTCAATTGGTCGTAAGAAGTCTTCATCTCTGAAAGTTGGTCTTTCATAGCAGCGAATTCACGCTCTACTATTTGACTGTTTCCAGAGGACTTTTCTACTATTTCTTCTGCCATAGTTTCCTCGCTGTGTGTCCCGTGTGTTTCACAGGCACATGAACCTTGATTATGACCACCACAGCCACAATTAGATTCCGTTTTCGAATCTTCACCGAATTCACGGTGTTCATCGCATTCCTTTCCGTTTTCAATTGTACATGCTTCACAAACAGGTGTACGCGTCTCATTATCAATGAAACTCACCTCAATTGGGCGTATGTCTGTAGCAAACGGCTCTCCCATGACGTCTATATCCTTGGAGAACCAATCAATACTAACATGCGTCATATCACCGTTTTCTATCTTTTCCAACACTTCATTTGCTTTTGCCGCGTCCTTATGGATACGTGCAAGCATTTTGATGGCCATTTTACCGTCTTCCATCTCCACTAACTCTGGGTTGATAGCCTTTCCGAGTAAATCGTCGTCAGTTCTTTGATGGTTGTAGTAAACAGGCAGCTCACTAAAAGCACTTAAATTCTTGTCGAGAATGCTAGGTTCTATAAAAACCTTTTGGTCGCCACTCTCATCATGGGGCCCCGAAGTAATTGCAATAACTGGATACTCTATATAGTCATCAGTAGTTGTTGCTGTTCCTAGTTCCAACGCAAAAGAGCGTTGTGTACCGTCTTGGTTCCCGGCAGTATCAAGGGCAAAGCTTCTAGCTTCAAATGTCCCTTCATCCACCCTCATGCGGCATAAGTTGGCCGCAGTCTTTTCGTAGTTCTTTTCACCGCGCTTTTTGAGCACGGGAGCTACTTCTAACAAGCATCGCTCGTATATGTATTCATCGCTCATTGTTCTCTATCTCCTGTTGCGTTAGCAGCTGGCTTATTTCCAGCACGGTTTTCAGTCCTTTTGGACTCTTCTTTCTTATCTTGGTCTTTACCACCAGATATATTAGTATTTACAGCTGTTTCCATCTGTTCTACTACTCCATCAGGGTTAAGACCTCTCTCCAATCTTACTTCTTGAGGGGAAAGAACTCCCTCAGAAAGATAAATCATGTCTGTCTTAGCTTTTAAGAAAGCGTCATCAACATTCATTTGTCGGAATCTAAATTTAGCTTCTCCGGATTCAATCTGTGGCATAAGCTGCTGATTGATGGAAGCTTCTATCATACTTTGTAAATGTCTTACGTATGGTTCAAAAATAGGACGTGCTTGTTCAGGTTTGTCCCACATAGTCATAGGCACTTTAAGCGCCATGTGTATTTTCTTTAATAAATCATCTGTATACTTACCGTATTCAAATGCTCTTTGCGTACCTTGTAGTTCTTTAACTGATATATCATTACCATGAATTATATCTTCACCCGGTTCTAATCCGTTGAACGCTGATACAATTTCATTAATCTTGTCAGGACCATAAGGCATATCGGGAAGTCCAGCGCTAATATCAAAGCGACTACTAGCGTATTTGTTGAGAGCAGTACCAATATCCCGTTCTGCATAATCTTTAAGGTCAACCAAGTACAAAATTGGATGGATGTCACTAAGACCATAAGCATAGTCATCAAACGGATTGTTTTTAAATTCAATAATTTCATTTTCTTCAAACCTCACTGAGTCAGCGTCTCCTCCTAAATCTTGATAGTAATACATAATCTGACCATTAGGGTCTCTTTGTACGAATAAATTCTGAGAAGACCTTAAAACTAAATTGTCTCCTGTCCATTCTAAATATGAAGTACCAAATATCCTACCATTACGTATCCAACTATATAATAACGTTTCTATATTTATATCATCAAATAGTTTAGTGATAGCTATTCTTTCTTCGTCACTATCTGTTACAATGTCATACCCGTCTTTAGAAGCGTATAAACATGGTAAGTCTATTAAGGTTCTTACTATAGGGTCAGACAAATAAACGTTCATGTAGGTTCTATAATCTCCTACTTGCGGTTCCTTGCTTCCCCCTGATTTTCCATAACCGTTGTTATTAGTGACTTGCAGCCTTCTAATAACTCCAGCGCCGTAGCTCTTTGGGTCGTCCTTTTTATAGGATGGGTCATGCCCAACAGTTGCGAAACTTCGCCTTTTGAAGGGCCAATAATCACTCAGAGCCATAGCTATCCTTACCCTTTATGCGAAGCTAGTATATAAAGCTTTCGCTAAATTCCGCCCGGAGCATGCTTATTTATCACTCTTCTGCTTGAAGTTTTAGCAAATATGCCACCTGTGGCGTAATTATTGCTCTTAGTTGGTACTGCCCGTGTAGGGGTATTTAAGGTTACCGATGAAAACGACGATTCTGGGGGTAACATACCTAGTGCAGCATGTAATGCTATAACAGTACTGTCGCAATAGTCATCATGTTTACCATCTGGTGCTGATATCTTTTCTGTCTTCTGAGCTGCATCCATAACATATTCTAACGCTATGTGCTCTGATATCCACTTGTTAACTAATTTTGCTTCGTTGGCCACCAACCCCGCAGGGTCGGGTATTTTAACCTTTGCTTGCTGTAAGTATTGAGCCATGTCTCTATATACTTGTGTTTTGGTCCCTTTAGGACCTCCCGTAAATATAAACGGGGTAAAATGTATTTGTGGTTTATTTTGTATACACGCTATTCTCATCTCTTGTTCAATCGCGCCGCCAATACCAGTAGCATCAATAATAAGCCTGCGAGCACTAAAGTCTCGACAATTAGCAAGTATACGACTGCGTTGGTATGGTATATCATGTCCTCCAGTTTTTGGCCCAATCTCTTCCAAATTGATGAGACGTGCAATATTACCTTCGTCAGACTTTTCGGTACTCCAAACGCTAATAACAGTGCTATTAACGGATTTACCAATATCCACGCCCACAACACAGTTATTAACTTCTGTTCCGCGCTCGACAAAGGAATAGGCTTCTTTACAGGCTCTAACATGTTCGGGATTGAAGATTTGTGAGACTGATTCGATGAACTCGCACTCATATTCTGTCCTCCAATATATTGAATCTTCCCCCCATTCCATCATTTTCGTTAACATATCACTTTCTGTATAAGGGGCAGAGTAAGCTCTTCCCGGATTTACAGCATCTCTCCATGTAAACACTAATTGCTCAAAACTATCTTCATATGCTTCGTCATAAAGATAGCGAAACATGTGGTTTACTTTACTCTTAGGGGTGCCTAAGTTAATAAAGGGAGCTCTATTCGATACAATACACGGCTCTACATTATCTATAAAAAGTTTATCATCTATAAGTGGACTCTCATCTACTACTAAGAAAGTAGGATGCTGACCTCTAATAGCTTGACCTTGATTTGAAGCTGCGATAGGAGCTCTACGAAGCACAGTACCACCCTTCATTGTGATATTAGGCTTGTTGTGATGTCTGAAATGGTCAATTAAGCCCATTAAAAAAGCATTATCTGCAAAATGTCTATAACAATAGTTAAAGATAAGTGAAGCTTGGTCCTCAGATGGAGCCAAGACAAATACTAAGTCTCTAAACCGTTTAAAGAACATATAGATTACTACAGCTACCGAGAGAGCATAGGATTTACCTGAGCCTCGTGGAGCCAATATAGCAAGTTTACGATGTTTAGTTGCATCCAAATCAGGATAAGTCAAACATTTCATTACTATTTGTTCTTGTAGAGGTCTTAACTTTAAAGGCCTACGATGTTGGTCAATTAAATATGATTCACAAAAGGCCCTAATAAGTAGGGTCATTTTCTTTTCGTCTATTCTACAAGATTCAAAAACCACTTCTAATGCTCTAGTATCGTGAGCTAATTTACCACTAATCGCTGCGTTCAGTATCTTCTGTTCGTTTTTCACTGGTGTCGTCATCTAAATCTCCTAGAAATTGCATAAAGTTTTCAGTATTCTGTTCTGTTACAGTAGGTACCTCAATATTAAGAGCACGGAACTCTGTATGAATATCTCTAACTATAGAGTTTCTCTGTCTTAATAACTCTGTTCGTAGCTGAATGTCTCTAATATTTAGAGTAACTTCTTCCCAAAGTACATTTTCAAGCCACAGATTGCGTGCAAGCAAGCGGACAAGCTCTTTATGTCTAGCATATTCAGCCTCTCCTACTCGCTCGCGAAGTCGCGCCTCGTATTCCTCAACTTCCATTAATTGGTTTCGTCGAGGGCTGCCTTAACTTTAGACTTAACTAATGCTGCTAGTTCGTCGTCTTTTTCATCCCAAGCTGTAAGTAATACATTCTTGAGTAATGAATCTTTGACGTGTTTTTGTGCAGTTGCATCAAGTTTTTCAAAGGCTTTCATCTGGACCTTATTTAGATTTTTATCTAATAAACCCATTAATTCAGCTTCATTATTTTTTAAATACTTAAAAAGTAATGCCTTAACTGCTGGTATAGTATAAGCAGCGTATGCGCCTAAACCTAATACTAATGCAGCTAATCCAGCTAATAACGGTTCATTCATTAGAGTATCTAATAATCCTGATTCGTCTACAGCGTCAATAATTGCAGTCATGTTTCCATCATCTACAGTTTCATTTGCTGCGGTCTCGTTGTTTGTTTCGTTTGCCATGGTTTTCACCTATCCCTTATAGGATGTGCCCCTATATAAAGCTTTCGTTTGTGTGGCCCCATAAGACGCTAATTGCGTAAGTTCCTATGAGTTCGTGGTCTGTTAGGAGCCACATTATACTATAGGAAGTGCTGCTATATAAAGCTTGTGTCTAAACTAGCTACTTTTTACCTTTAAGTTCTGGTAAACCATGTTCATTGGATTGCTCCTTCTGTTCAATTAGATGCATTTGCTGTTGATGTTTACTTTCTACATCATGTAATTGCTTCTGATGTGCCATATTCATATCAATAACTGCTTGTGCTTTCGTTTTATAGAATTCAGCTTTCGATACTTGTTCAGTTTTCCATACGTCTAATGCGTCTTTAATTATAAGTAGGGCTGGCCCACCTAAGATTGCTATTAAGGTTGTGTATGATTCAATATCTCCCAATACTGCTGGCGTTCTTATGCCTGACCATATAACATATCCTGCAAATAAAGTCCATGCAAGAACTAAGGGTACTGCTATTAAGAACATAAAAACGTCATTAAACGTTGTATCATCTTTCTGCATACCACTATCTTTGTTTGTTTTTCCCATTTTCTTTTCCTCCTTTATCATTTTTGGTTTTCTCTTCGGTAGAGATGGTAATCTTATCTTCGGCATTCTTATATTCACTACTTTCTTCAGAAATTTTAAAGTGATTAATATCATCATTGATGCTACTCCGAATATTATTACGGCGGCTAGGAATTCTAGAGTAGTTATCAGTAGGTCTGTCGATTGTGTCATTATTCGTCATCTTTCTCCCCTATACTTTCCAGTAATTTTCTATATCGTTTCATACCTCTAACCTCATCCCATTTTCCTCACTATACTCGTCATCATAAGGTGGCCAGTTAGTAAAGTAAGCATACCATTCGTAATCTCCTGTATTGTTCCAATCTACTTGGACGCCAACATAAAAGAAATAAACTCCTTCATAAGGGTCTGTAAATGTATCTTCTGTGGAATTAGCGTATAATGTGTGTTCATCGCCTGCCCATCCTGATACTTCAAAATAATAATCTCCGTAAGTGTAATTATCATAAGAATAATAGTCAAAGGTTCCATTTTCCGTAAATACAGGTTCAACGTGTGATATATCATATAAAACT